TGTTTGCACTAGTAGCAACTATATTAGTTGTAGCAGTTGTTTCATTAGTGACACCAACTACAGCAGTTCTACTAGGAGATGTTACAACTATACAATCTTTTCTTGCTACTGCATTAGCTATTAGATCATTAGTTACAGTAACCTGATCACTATCTGATGACATACCAGGTGCGATCAAGAAATCTACTTCAACTGCTTCAACATCTTCAAATAGATCATGACCTGTAGCAATATCTGAAGTTGCTAATGTTCCAGAAGCAACACCACTATCAAAAGTAAAATTTCTAGCTGCTGATAAACCAGCTTGAAAAGTTATATTTGAATCATCAACCGTAAAACTTAATGCATTACCAGCCTTTGCTCCACGATGGTCTGAATCAAAATTTACCATGTAGATATATTCAGATCTTTCATTAACTAAATCTTTAATATAATTAGAAGTACCATCTGCATTTTTAGAATTATTTGCAACTGAAACGAATGGAAATGTTTCTAATACTGTACCTCTTGTACCAGATATTTCTCCCCATTCATCAACAACAACTAAATGAGCTTCTGTATTAGTTCCTCCACGAGCTGAGTCTAGTACAGACGATCCAGGTGCTGCATCAAAATAAGATTTATAAGCCCAGTCGAACCAAGCAGAACTATCATCACTAGGGCCAGCATCTGGCGGACATATAGAGACTTTTAGTGAATTACCTAAAGTTCCTCTTGATCTAGCAACAAAGGTTTGCCCATCGGAGTCCATTGAAGTATTACCATCAAATATGGTTTTATTATCAATAGAAGGGGTTGCATATCCAGTTGCTCCTGGACCTCTACCAGCAGTTGAATATTGAGTAGCATGTGCGTTTTTAGCAGCGGAAGTTGCTTGTCGCACGACGTATAGTGAGTTTGAATAACGCAAAAACGATGATGCGTTATGGAAATCGATTGTATTAGTGGTATCCGGTGTACCAAATGTATTTACCAAATCTTCTTCATTTGATATTAATACTCTTTGACCGATCGGACCCGATCTAAAATTACCTACAATTGCTCCTGTAGAAGTTTGAACATTGGGTACTCCACCCGTTGCATCAATTTCTTTTACAACAACCGCAGGTGATTGTGATGGTGTGAATAGTGCCATTTTTTTCCTCTTCGGTTTAAATTAACAAGGTTCATAATACGGTTGTTTTCAATATTTATATAGTATATTTATAATAATTTAAAAATTAGGATATTCTGGGTGATCAAATTCGACAACCCATTCAGGTTTTTTAATTTCTTCTTCATATTGAGATCCATCATCTATGTGCCCAAAAGGCACAATATCATCTTCAATTTGTTTCATTTTCTGTTTAAATATCATTTCTTTTAAATTAATATCTGTCATTTCACCAAAATACGCACCTGTAACAAAATAACCAAACAAAACCCAATTCATCATTAAATCATCATGATTACCATCAGAAGCTTCATAAGACTGACCCCTAGAAATAAAAGTAGATGCTTCATATATAGTATTTTCATCAACTACTTTTATTTTTTTCTCCTCAAATAAATCTTTTGCCGCTGAGCATCCTAGTCTTTTAACTTTACGAGTCATTTCTATACCTATTTTATCGGCTTTAATAGCAGATTCCATGTGTATATTTTCATATTCTAAATCTTGATATAAACCATTACAAACTATAGTACCCTGATCATTTGATTCAATTACTACATAAGAATTGTTGTACACTTTGGCCCATTTATAAATAATATTAGGGAAGAGGATAGGAGAGATAGTATTATTGCGATACACAGCTACCTGTTCAAACGGGCGTAAGCTAATATCGATCAAAGTAAAGGTAGAATAATCTTGTCCTCTTCCTTTTGCGACGTCTACTGTCATAACATATTCGTGTTCATTTTCTGGTTTTTTATAAATTAAAAGATCACCATTTTCTCTTATATCAACAGGTTGTAAAGCTCTTAATTCCATTAATGTAGAAGAGTTAATTAATGTATCTCCTGTCCCAAAAAACGTATTACCAAATTCTTGATCAAATTGTAATTGAGAAGTATTTGCTATAGTTGTATTTTTCCATTTTTTATCTCTACCCGGTACGTCCCACCAATCAACTCTAAATGGTTTAAATTCATTTACTTTTTGTACAGCACCCTGCCATATATTATAAAATGTATTACCAATACCATTGGCAGTAGATGTGACTATAATTTTGGTATCTTTACCAGCAGAAACCACTGGATAAGTTGAAGTATAAAATTCAGATGCTTTTTCTACGAACGCAAACTCATCAAGATATAAAAGATTAACAGAAAGACCACGAATGGAACTGCCAGAAGTAGCAGAGGCAATAATACGAGAATTATTACTAAATTCAAGAGAGCCTTTATTAAGAGTTTTACTACCTGGCTGAAGAAAGAAAGGGATATTTTCAAGCATGAGAGTAACGCGCGATAACATTTCACGTGAAGTAGCTCCTTTATTTGCAAGAATTGCAACGGTTTTTTCTGAATTGAATAGAGCAAACCATAATAAATATGCACAGGCCGATATCGATTTACCCGATTGACGACACGCGAGAACAACATTAAAACGATTTTTCTCAAATTGTTTAAACATTTTCTTTTGATAAGGATATAAACCAAATGGAACTAAACCCTCATCAAGCGATATTATTTTACAATATTTTTCAGCAAAATATACAGGATCTTCCATACACCTTTTATATTCATTAACTAGGTCCGGTGTCCATTCCTGTAATACGCCATCTTTTTTTACATTAGGATTCCCTAGGTAACTCTGTGCTTGGTTGAGCATCTATAACTTTCTCTTCATTTTGTTCTTTCAACAATTTCTGTAATTCAGAAGTTGAACCTAAAAATATATTATTTTGTTGACGTTCTACCTTTTTAAGGGGTTCTTCCATATCTTTATTTTTTTTATTTAAATCCATCAGTTTGTCATTAACATCTGATAAATTTTTAATCATATTAGATAAGACTTCAAAGGCTCGAGGGTGTTCAGATTCTCGAGCAACTTCCATCATAGTTTCTAAACTATCTTTACCTTTTTCTAATAATTCATAATAAGTATCTCGAGAATATTCATAATCAGTTTTTACTTTTTCATCTTCTCGCCAAGCTTTACTATATCCATCCGAATAATTTTCAGTTATTTTATCAATTCCATTTTTCATTAACTACCAAATCCTCCATCACTATCTTGTCCCCATATTGTTGTTGTAAATCCAAAGTCACTATCTGGCATACCAATAATATCTAGTGGATTTGGATTAATTTCTAATGTTTGTAATCTTACATCTGAATCTGCAATTAAACCTACACCTGTTCTACCACCAGCTGAATCCAAAAAACCTACTTTAGGATTATATATTTTAGCAACAGATTTACGAATAACTTTAGTTGTTGGAATAGAACCATAATATGCAGTTCTCATTTCAAATGTTATTGTATAAATTATTGTTCTTCTTGCAGCTAGTTCATTTTCAAAATCATCAGTATAATCTACACCAGTAAGACTAATAGGAATATCTTCTAAAAATGATGGATATTCAGTTGCAAATGGTTTAATTGTTAGTGTATATTGTGGATTAAATGTAGGTAATATTTGCTCAACCATCTGTAAAGCATCATCTTGAGTTTTAGCATAAATATTTAACTGAAATCCAAGTACGTATGGTACGGCTGTATTAAATTTTTGTCTGGTTAATATAGATGATGTTGAAGTAGCAAAATTAGTCATCTTTGATAATTGTCTAGTAGTATCATATTGAATACTATTAATTTCAAAAGACATTCTAGGTAATTTTAATGCTACTCTAGTATCATCTTGTAAATCTGGATTTTCTCTTATTCTTGTAAGATATTTTGCTTTAGGTGCATATGCTAGTGGAACTTTTACTTGACTAATTACTCCACCACTTGAATTTTTTCTTAAAACGTGAATATTATTAAATAGACGACCAAATATCGCCACACATTTTCTTGTTTTTTCGTGATAAAAATGTGTTCCAAACATAATTTAAGCCTTATATATTTTCTGTAAGTGATCCTCGAATGCTTCTACTTTAGCTAATCTATCTGGCCAAAGTATATATTCTTTTTGTGGATTTTTTTTCAAATTATTTAAAAGTGGTGTTATTGCATTATATAATTTATCTAATTTAGTTTGTGTTACTTGGGCAGTACCAGTAACAGTTTCAGCCTTTTTAGTAGCAGTTTGTACAGCTTCTAATTCATCTTCATCTACGGCAGTAAAGCCAAAATCAAAAATATCATCGCTCATTAATTATTCTCCGGATCACCAAATGGGTTATTTTCACTAAAATCTAAGAAATCAGTTAGTGTGCTAAATTCTGTATTTTGTTCATCTTGTGAAATTTTATTATCGGTTGCTAGTGCAGAAATACCAAAATCTGAATCAGATTTATTTAAACCAGATATTGTAATATGTCGTGCTGTATTAAAAGTGTGATATTTACCATCATTAGCACCCACATGCACCAAACTTAATACTTTTGTATCATTATTAAATCCAGATATTTCTCCAGTTATAAGTGTTTGTGGACTTTGTGAACTATCAAGTATTTGACTAGCCGACATACCAGCTGTTATAAAACCAGAATTATTATTTAATGTTAAATTATATGTATATGCATAATCTTTTTCTATATCATCGATGGCCTCAATACCTGTATCGAGATCCTCATCACTGTATTCGAATACTGATGCTCTTAATCTAAATACTGGAACATTAGCTAATTGGTAAAAAGGTTGTTCATGTTCAACGTGTCTTATTTCAAACATGGTTTTAGACATTGGTAAATAAACTAGGTCACCTTCTCTAGGTCGGTCACCTGATATTTCATTATCATATCTTTTTACTGTATCTCTCCAACGTCTACGTGATACAACAAAAGTTGCTTCGTCTCTTATTTCAACACCAAATTTAGTAAATAAATCTCCTTCACCATCAAATCCTTCTATGTTATCAATAAACATTTCTACTTTATAAGAAGAATTAAATCGTGATGGAACATCATCACCAAATATTTTATTTTCGTTAACTATATCTCGAGGAATGTAATATACTTCTTGTCCATGAATTTTTATAGATTCTAGTACTAGATTTTCATATAAATTCTGTTCTGCTCTAACATTTGATCGGATATAAGGGTTAACAGCCATATTATCCTACCATCATATCTACTGGAAGTTCATGCTCTAATCTAATTTTATCTCTTAAATCAGATAATTCACCTTGAGCATCATCATATAGTTGTCTTCCGTTTAAAATAACTCCTCCTGGTAATTGCATTCCTTCAAATTTCATAAGATTTAAACCCCATTGTTCTTTAATCAATGAAGTAGTATATGATTTCAGCCACAAATCATTATAAACTGATGTATGTGAATCTGGTTCTACTATACTATAAACTTCAGCTACAACATAATCATCTTTCTTTATATCATCATTATTATCACCTAAATCGCCAAATATATAAAGTCTATCCTGTTTTCTAGAATATTCTACTTGAGGTGTACCATTTAATTTCATATCTAATAAAGAAAGATGCATTTGTAAAGATTCATAATAAGCTAAATCACCGGCAAAATTATTCATATCAGCGATATCATTTAACATCATTTGATATTTTATATCAAAAAAGTTATATGACGAACCAAATGAAGATGATATTGGCATCATTCTTTTTACAAAATGTACTGTAGATGGAATAGGAATATATTTATTTTCCACGTCATCTTCAGTGACCAGATGCTTTAAATAACTTCGATAAGTAGCATCTGAATGGTATTCTTGATAATATTGAATAGCTTCATCAACTCTATCTTCAAGTTGATCTTCATCAACATTAATTTCAATAACGGGTTCACCTAATCTACGTCTACAATAATCTATTAATGTTTGTCTAGAATTTGGATTTGCCATATTATCCTCTAATATATTTTATAGTATTTATACTATTTATATAAATTTTTTTTACGATTGATCTGTGGTTAAAGTACTTGGGTATGCCCTTCCAGGGCCCCATATAATTCTTACTGCACCTCCAGCACCTGTTCCACCATATGAATATGAATCATCTTCATCAGTTCCACCACCTCCTCCATATGCACCTCCATCACCTTGTCCAGAACCACCAGCGTGTAAAGAACCGTATACTCCGCCTGACCCACCAAGACCACCAGCACCGCTGCTGCCTTGAGTATTCCCAGTAGCTCCTCCACTTGTGCCTTCTCCTAGAATTCCAACACCACCACCGCCACCAGATCCTACACCATCTGCTTCACCACCGCCTCCGCCTCCGCCAGAACCGCCAGTTTGACTGTAATTAGAATTACTATATCCTCCATTACCACCAGCACCGCTGTATCCACCAGCACCCCCTCCAGCACCACCTGCAGAGTTGTAGTCACCATAGCCACCATAGCCACCATTACCACCACCGCCGTTAGAGCCAACCGTTGGTGATGTATTAGTTCCGCCAGTACCACCTGATTGTCTTCCAGAGGAAGTCCTTTGGCCTCCAGTGCCACCATTAGCTCTTACATAAGAAGAACCACCTATCCTAAAAAAACTACCACCTCCACTCGCGCCAGTATTTCCAGAGGAACCTCCAGCACCTCCATCTCCTACTATTAAATCTACATTTACAGCACCAGG